TGTTCAGAGAAAGGGTACTCATGGGGTCACCTCAATGGTTCTGGTTGTCAGCTCAGTTGCTCCCGGCGACGCGTACTTGAGCATCGGCTCGGCAGAGCCGATGCTTTCGATCAAGAACTGTTCGCGATTCACGATCACGAAGTCGAGCGCTACGCTTCCGCGGTCTTCCCAAGTCGCGCCGTTGACAAGGGCTCCGACGTCAACCGGATCTCCTCCGCCCTCAAGCCCGAGCCCCATGCGCTCCATCAGCTCCATCATGGCCGAGGACGCGAGCCTTGTTTCGAGTCGAGCAGCTCGGTCTACCGCACCCATGCCGAACGGAGCCAGCCCGGCGTCGTCCTTCGCGGGCGTGGCATGGCGGAAGAACTGCACCGACGCCGTGAAGTGGTAGACGTTATCCAAGGTCTCGACGACCTTGGTGCTATTCAAAGTCGGGTCATCGCTCTGCCCAAGCCACCAACTTCCCCAGTCTCCCGACGGACCCTTGATGATCTTCACCGTCGCGAACTCCGCCATTTCGTTACCGACTGGGTAGGGCTGACCGGCCGGTCGCACGCTGTTGGCCGCCATGCTGTAAGCGGCCTGTACAAGCTTCCGCACGAAGTGCGAGCACGCGTCTACAAAAGTAGGTGGTGCCATCAGGCTGCCGCCATCCTCTCCGCCAGAGCCTTGACCATCCCGTGGTTGCCGAAGTCCTGCACGTGCAGCACGCGATACGTGAGTCCGCCCGATACGATGAGATCGGGAAGCGTCGTCTTTCCGTCCCCCGCGCTCAAGCTGCTCGTCGCGACGAAGAACGCCTCGACGTCTGACAAGCGCGTGCCCTCGGGCAAGAACTGCGCGTCGGCCGTCGCCGCCGGCTGTTTGATACCCGCCAAAGTCGTGCCCGGTGTTTCGTAGCTCGTGCTCACGAGCCCGTAGTTCGCCAACGACACCGTCGGCCTTCGACGCATGAACGTCGTGCCGCCCAGGTCGGGGTCAACCACGATGTCGGACACGTTGATCCTCATCAGACGATCCTCGCGTTCGCCGACTGCTGTCCTTCGAGTTGATACGTAACTTCCTGGCGAAGGTTCCCGCTCGCCACGAGCGGGCGCGTACTGGCCTTGCCGAACTTGCGCTTGCGAACGGCAATTGTCGCTGGCTTCAGCGGAACGAAATTGCCGGATGTGAACTCGCGTTTCACCTCGCCCGCGGCCACCACCCCCTCACGGTTGAGCGCCTGTTCGATCGTCATCTGACCGAGCACAACCTTGCGCAGGCTGTCCCGGTTAACGACGTTGATCTTCTGGGCGCCTCGACGGATCCCGCCGCGCAACCACGATCGCTCTGGAATGTTGCGCTCCGGATCCCCGAACTCGTTAACGGCTCCTACCATCGCGACCGGCGTACCGTCGGGCTCGTCGTTCGCGCCAGCAGGCAGTCCTACCAGCACGCTGCGATTGGCCTCGTTCATGCGCTCAATCAGCGCCTTGAGACCAGGCAGATCGCCTTCAACCGATACGGACACTTGAGCCTCCGAGCGCAGCGCACCCGCTGATGCGCACCCCGATGAGCCCTGCACGTGTGGGTAGCGAAGCAGCCTCGCGCGCAGGCGCAGGCGACCGCACTGCCTTGGCCGCTTTCTTCTGCCGCTTCATTGCCCTATCGTCCCCCCGAGCCCTACCATGTCTCTCAGCTCGCAGTACCGTCGCCCGTAGGCCGTGCCCATGAGCGAGTCGCCCGCCTGCTTGTTCAAAATCTGAGAGTCGTACGAAGCCCCCACAGGACCGACGTTCTTCGACGTCATGTTGCCCGAGTCAAGTTGCGCAAGACCTGCCAACTTGCGCAACTTGCTCACCTGGATCCTGTCTGCCACGTACATCGAAAGCCCTTCCGAGTACAGAGCGCCCCAACGGGCGACGTTGAACATCGGCGCAGCCAGAGTCAAAAACTTCTGGATGTACTCGTCGGTCAACGTCGCATCCCCCGAGACGGCGAAGTCGCCGTCCGGGAAACACGCTCTGAACTCAGTAGGCGTCACGCTGCCTTTCGTCGACTAGGAGTCTGCGTCCAACACCTGATCGAGGTAGTACAGCGACTTCGGGTAGCGGAGCTCAAAGCCCGCATACCTGTAGTGCCCAGGAACCACAACTTCGAGCAGACGAAGCTGCGGGGCCAGGAAGGTCAACGGCTGCGGGACGTGCATCACGCAACGATCGGGATCCTTCTTGTAGAAGATCACCCGGCTCTTGCTGCTGTAGCTGCCAGCCCCGGTCAGCACACCGGCAGTCTCAAGGCCCGGCACGCCGACAAAGTTGACATCGATGCCCTTCTGCAGCTTGGCCAAGTTGTTGGCCTTGAGGAAGGCCAGGACGGTCATGCCAGTGGGAACGACGACCCCGCCCGAACTAGCGGAAACCATCCGATTGCCCAACGCCGCCAAGGCGTCGATCGGCATGGCCACCGTATCCGGGAAGTCGTTGGTTCCCGTGTTCTTGTAGACCGCGGTAATCCCTTGGTTGACATCGGCGAGGATGTCGATCGGGCTCGTGTCAGTCTTGTCCCAGTCCCCCGTGGTCGCCTTCACGGGCGTGACCAACGTCTGCGGGACGTTCGACAGGCCGTAGAAGTTGTCCTCGCCGAAGAGAGCAACCTCGTTGAGGTGCAGGTTCGCACCGTCGACGGCCGCGCTCATGAGCAGGTCGGGGAGCGAGCGCTTGAGCTGCTGGCTCGCGATCAGGTCCTGGACGTTGTAGCTGTAGGACAACCCACCGCCCTCGACCTGGACTTGCTTCTTGCCGAACCGCACGCCGACCTTGGGCAGGTCACTCGCGTCTGCGTTGAGGCGCTTCCCCTGACCGGTGCGCTCGAAGGTCGTGTACTGGACCGTCTCAGCCCAGGGCGGCGCCTCGTACGAGACGGGCACGAGGTCCTTCCACAAGGGGGGGACCTTCTGCTTCTCGAACATCTTGGCTTCAAGGTGAGCCAGCTCCGAGACCATGAAGGCCAGCGGATCCGTGGAGTCCGTCGCCCTCTTCATCTCGTCGAGCGGCCACATCGCGGGCGCCTGATGCCGGATCGAACGGTCCAGGAACTGGTACCGCTCGAAGGGGACCATGCGCTCGACCTTGCGGCCGGCATCGAAGACCTGGATCACCGCCATGTCGAAGGTGCGGCCCGACTTGCTGTCTTTGATTTGCTGTCGTCGAAGAAACATGTTCGTCAGTCCTTTCGTTGTCGAGCCGTTACGACGAGGTCACCGGGGTGCCGCGGTCGCTGATCTTGATGACGCCGACTTCGCCGGCCGCCGTGGTGGTCTCCCACGTGGCGCCCGTGACGGTCAGACGGCCGCTTCCGGCGCCTCCGTTCGTGAGCCCCGCGAGCTGGCCATTGCTGGCCGCGATGGCCAGCACCTGGTCGCCTTCGGTGACGTCCTCGCACGGGATCGCGAAGCGGCGCCCGATGCGCACGATCGAGACGCTGTGCTTGGAGGGCCAGCCCACCTCGTTGTCCGACGGGTTGGCCGACGCGACGACGGGGAATCGGCTCGTGATGCCGGCGACGACGGCCGACGTGTCGGTCGTCTCGATCGGCGACACGTTCAGCCGTCCCGCAGCGTTGGAGCCGGTGCCGACCTTGCAGGCGACGCCGAAGTTAAGCAGTCCCGCATCGTCGAGCCCGCCCTCCGTTGCTTCGTTGTAGACGGTGTCGAGGACCTGCGGCCCCGCGTCTGCGGCGTCGCCGGCCAAGCCCTTGGTGAACAACCGTCCGCCAGTGGTAGCAAGAATGTCAGTCATGGAATCTTTCTCCTCGTGTTCAGATCACCGCGCCGACGCAGATGTCGGTACGGCTGGACAGGTCGACAATTTCGACCGAACCGTTGTTGGCGGCCCCAGAGGAGCCGGTACCACCGAGCACGCCCGCGAGCGCGGCGTCTTGAGCGGCGAGTTGAGCTTGACGGGGCAGCGCGCGCAGGACGGCGAACGCCGTGGACACCTGCGCGTCGGTTGCCTTCTCGATGGAGTCACCGACGATCTTGTCGACGACAGCCTTGCTGGTGGCGTCGGAGCAAGCCGCGACGACCGCAGCCCTGCGGATCGCAGCCGAGCTGCCCTTGACTTCCAGCTCGGGGGCGAGCTTCTTGGCGTCGGCAACGACGGCCGAGCGCTCGGTCACGAGTGCATCGACGTCGATCGCCCTGGCGGTCTTCAGGTCTTCGCCGAGCTTCTTGATCTCGGCATCCTTGGCCGCGATGACCTTGTCCTTCTCGGCGATCGTTGCGTCCTTCGCCGCGAGCTGCGCCTTGCTGTCCTTCACGTGTCCCGCGAAGTCCGCGACCACCTGGTCGCGATCTGCCGTGAGCTTCTTGGCGTGTGCTTCGATGGTGCCGGCCGCCAGCTCGTCGATCTCGAATGGCGGCAGCCCATCCACTGCGATCTTCCTGTTACCCATGGTCGTCTTCCTTTCGTTGTCGCTGATGCGGCAGATGGGGCCGCCTCTTGGCGAGTCCAGCACTCGGTCCAGAATGGCCAAGTGGTCGCCGAGAATGTTTCTCTGGTAGCCGTCGAAGTCCTGCCCGTCGGAAGACTTCCCCGGCGTCATGTCGAGCTCAAATCCATACCCGCTGCTCAGGTACCCGTCGCCGCTCACCACGCGCGCAACCTGCTCGGCATCCATCACCCACGTGGTGCCGCCGAGCAGATCCCCCGGCGCCTTCGCGACGTCGCGCACGTGCCCCTTGGCCAGCTCGCGCCACTTCGAGGAGTCAACCGCCTTGTCTGGGTGGCGGTAGGTGATCGGCTTGTTCTCGAAGCTGGCGATGGTCTCCGGGCGGAAGACTTCCTCGGGCGTGCGCATGAGGCGCACGGGAGCGAGAGGATCACCGTCAAGGCCCAGTTCCGCGCGCGTGTAGACCTGGATCCCGCAGCGGCCGAGCACTGCCGGCGCCTTGAGGTAACCCTCGGGCGTGATCTCGCGCTTCGATACGGAGACGATGTCGTGTGCCAGGCAGCGCATCACTTCCCCCAGCAGTCTCCCGCTCGGTGCGACGCAAGCGCGTCCTTGTACGCGTCCTTCGCCATCTCGTGCTCACCGCGCGACTCGTGCAGGCGGCCTCGCTCCTCGTGCACACCCGCGGCCTTGTCGTGCTCGCCGGCTGCACCGTGAGCCATCGCGCGGCCGTGCAGCTCACCCATGGTCTTGATGAGCGCGTCGGACTCTGATCCGCCCTCTTCCATCGCAGCCATGGGCATCGCCCCGAACTCG